CATTTACAACTGTTGCAACATTTAAATATGACCCTGCAGTACCTGCTGGTTCAACATCGTCTCCTGGCTCTGTTGTAAATAATGCAAGTGGAACTGCTCCTGTTTCAACATCACAACAATCAAATCCACAACAAACAACCAATACTATTGCTTTAGTTGAGACACAAAAAACCAATTATCCATTGGGTGGAAACGACATATTGGAAGTTAAAATTGCCCCCAATATTGGAGTTTGGACTATATACGACCAACCAAAATATTCTTATACTGTTTCAACTTTCAAGACAGTTAATAATAAAGAAGTAGAAGAAGTTGAAGAAAGCAAAATAAATGATACACTCGTGAATAGAGTAAGTCAAAATGTTATTTGGGTAACACCAGACAAACAAACTTTCCAAGTTAACAGACAAAACCTAATAACTTATGAGTTTGATGATATTATAAAAGATGATTATCCCAACCAAAAGCTCAAATTTGATATTCAATTTAAACTTGATGCCTATCAAGCTAACCCCTATAATTCTCAGACAAAGAATTTCAATTATATATTAATTGTCCCTGGTCCACAGACAACATCTCAAGGTGAATTACAGGAACCAGGTTCACTTGTTTTAGTTAGTGATACGAGTAGCGGTGGTTTACCTAACTTTAGTGGAGAAGAATATTACAACATTAAAAAACCAGCAGGAGGTTATTTGACTTTCAAATTTAGTTGTCCTGGGTTGAAAACAAAAAATGACCCTGTTGTTAGAGTTGCTGGCACTTCAACAAAAAAGACTATCAGAGTAGAGGAAAGTTCTGATACAAAGTATACAAATCTAATTACAGTTGACGGTATTGGAAGTTTAGTACTTTCTGTTTCATATACATCTTCATTATATGAAATTAATGGAAGACCTTTAGCTGCTAGTGCTCAGATAAATTTCACTTTATAGTATACCAGTATATTTATTAAGAAAGTATTTTTATGAATTTAAAATCAACGTTAGACAATTATCTTGGTAAATCAGTTAAATTTTCAGAAGAGGATTTAGGTGATGGTACTAAGCAAGTTTGTGATTTGGAAACAGGTGACTGCTATGTAGTGAGAGAAAGAGACGGTCTTATTGAAAGAGCTGGTCACATGCAAACAGCAAACAGAAAAGTAAGGGTTGAAACCGCGAGAGGTATAAAACAATTACTAAACGACTAATAACATGAGTTTGGACAAGAAAATTTTAAGCGAGATTGAACGTTATAATCAAATCAACAAGTATATAACAGAGCAAGCAGTTCCACCCCCACCGCCAGCAGATGCTGCGGCAGGAGCGGTTCCACCACCCCCACCAGCTCCAGGAGGAGCGGTACCATCCCCACCAGGAGGTGAGATACCAGGTGCAGTACCTCAACCTATTGATGTAGAAAACGACCCCGATGTTGAAAAAATCGACGACGAGGGTAAGTCTGAAGAAGAAGGTGGAGGAGAGTCAGGTAAAGAAGAGCTTGACGTAACAGAACTTGTTGACTCTCAAAAAAATATTGAGACAAAGCAAGAGGAGTATTTCAACAACTTATTTAGTCAACTTAATAATTTGGAATCTAAATTAAAAGATATGGATTCTTTAATGAACAAGTTGAACTCACTTGAAATGAAAATTGAGAAGTATAGAGAGAAGACTCCACAAGAGAAACTTGAACTCAGAACTTACGATTCATATCCTTTCAATCAAAAGTTATCTGACTTTTTTGAAGACAAGAAAGAAGATATGGAAAAGACAGGAAAAAATGATTATGTTTTAACTTCAGATGATGTAACAAATTTAAATGTTAACGACATCAAAAACTCTTTCCAACCAGGAAAGTTAGACAGTTACGACAACGAATTTAAAAGATAAAAAATAAAGGGACTTCAAAAGTCCCTTTTTAATTTGACTAATAGGGTAAACCCAATTATATTTAATAAACACTTAAAACTTTAAAAAATGAGTAATGTATTAGACGCCGTATTGGCACAGTATGAAAAAAATCAGATGGGCGGGGCCCAATCCAAAATGTCGCAAGACGAAAGAATGAAAAAGTATTTCGCTTTAATCCTTGGGGATAAAGAGAAATCAGGTCAGAGAAGAGTAAGAATTCTCCCAACACAAGATGGTTCCTCACCATTCAAAGAGGCTTGGTACCACGAAATCCAAGTAGGTGGTCAGTGGCAGAAATTCTACGACCCAGGAAAGAACGACAACGAGCGTTCACCACTTAATGAAGTTTACGAAGAATTGATGAGTACAGGTAAAGATTCCGACAAGGAACTTGCTAAACAGTACAAATCACGTAAGTTCTACATCGTGAAAGTTATCGACCGTGATAACGAGCAGGACGGACCAAAGTTCTGGCGTTTCAAACACAATTACAAGAACGAGGGTATCCTCGACAAAATTATTCCGATTTGGAGAAACAAAGGTGATATCACTGACGCTGAAAGTGGTCGTGACCTTATCATCGAACTTGCTAAGTCAAAGACTCCAAAAGGAAAAGAATATACAACTGTATCAGCAATCATGTATGATGACCCAGCTCCTGTGTCTGTAGAAAAAGACCAAGCTAAAGAGTGGGTTAACGATGAGTTGACTTGGTTGGATGTTTACAGTAAAAAACCCGTAGAATACCTTGAAGCGATTGCAAGAGGTGAAACACCAAAGTGGGATAACGACAAAGGTGGATATGTTTACGGTGACTCTACTGTATCGGAAGAATCATATGGTGGAAGTAAAAAATCATCTCCCGCGAAAATGGTTGACCCTCAAGCAGACGCTGACGTTGATGGTGATTTACCATTCTAATTAATAACAAACAAAGGGCGGTTAATAGCCGCCCTTAATTTATTTATATGGCAATCAAAAAGAACGATTTTACTAATTTAAAAAAGAAGTATTCTACTTCTGCAAAATATAAACCACAGAGGTTTTTGGATTTGGGTCCTGACTTCTTGGATGCGGTAGGTCTTCCTGGTCCTGCCATTGGACATATCAATATGTTCCTTGGACACTCTGATACAGGTAAGACAACTGCTGCAATTAAAGCTGCTGCGGACGCTCAGAAAAAAGAAATTCTACCTGTGTTTATTATTACAGAACAGAAATGGAGTTTTATCCATGCAAAACTAATGGGATTCCAATGTGAAGAGGTTGTAGATAAAGAAACGGGTGAGATGGATTGGGATGGATTTTTCCTATTCAATAACAATTTCAGTTATATAGAACAAATCACAGACTACATCAACGAACTTTTGGATGCACAAGAAAAGGGCGAGTTGAACTATAGTCTTTGTTTTATTTGGGATTCAGTTGGTTCTGTACCATGTAAGATGACCTTTGAAGGTAAAGGTGGTAAACAACACAACGCGTCTGTCCTATCAGATAAGATTGGTATGGGCATCAACCAAAGAATTTCAGGTTCAAGAAAATCAGATAACGAGTACGAAAATACACTTATCATTATCAACCAACCTTGGGTTGAACTTCCTGATAATCCATTTGGACAGCCAAAGATTAAAGCTAAAGGTGGTGAATCAGTATGGTTAAACTCATCATTGGTATTTTTATTTGGAAACCAAAAAGGTGCTGGTACAACAAAGATTACCGCAACCAAAGATAAGCGTTCTGTTAAGTTCGCAGTTAGAAGTAAGGTATCTGTTATGAAAAACCACATCAATGGACTTGGGTTTGATGATGGAAAGATTATTGTTACACCTCACGGGTTCTTGGCAGGAAAAGATTCTACTGAAGAAAAAGCTTCGATAGAAAAGTATAAGAAAGAATATGCCGATTATTGGAAAGATATAATCGGAGCTGAAGGTGATTTTACACTTACAGAAGAAAAAGAAGATTGATTGTTCACCCTTAAAGAAACTATGTGACGAAGACATTGTTGGTGGATGGGGATAACCTATTCAAAATTGGATTTCACGGGGTTAAAGACCTGTTCAGTGACGGTTCACACATCGGTGGAGTATATCACTTCATTAATACACTCAGACGATTTTTAGAGGAGCACAATCACGATAAGGTGGTTGTATTTTGGGATGGTGATTCCAACTCTTCAATACGCAAATCAATTTACCCACAGTACAAGGGCAACCGTCGTCAAGACATGAACGAGTACAAATATGAATCTTACTTGCAACAAAAGGCAAGAGTTAAGATGTATTTGGAAGAAGTCTTCGTTCGACAAGTAGAGATGGTCAACAACGAAGCTGATGACCTAATTGCTTACTATTGCCAAGTCGCAACAAACGAACAAATCATTATCTTCTCAGGGGACAAAGACCTCACCCAACTAATTTCCGAAAAGGTTACGATATTCTCTCCCGTTAGTAAGACTTATTACAAAAACGGGAGTAAAATAACAATCAATAAAGTGGACATACCCCACTACAATGTAACCTTAACAAAGGTTTTCACAGGTGATAAGTCTGATAATATTGACGGTATCGAGGGTTTGGGTGAAAAGACTTTGGTTAAACTTTTTCCTGTTATAACCGAAAAACTTTGTACAATTGAGGAATTGTTGGATTATGCCCACAAAAACTTTTCAAAAAAACCTCCAAAAGCAATCCAAAATATTTTGACTGGACGTACCAAAAATGGTATACTTGGAGAGGAGTTTTATGAAACAAATTCCAAAATTGTTGACCTAACTAGTCCTCTTATTACAAATGAAGGGAAACAATTAGTTGAACAGATTCATACCGATACAATTGACCCCACAGACAGAGGATACAAAAATTTGATGAGACTTATGATGGAGGACGGTCTCTTCAAATACTTACCAAAAAACGATGAGGCTTGGGTTAATTTCCTAAAGCCATTTATGAAATTGACTAGAAAAGAAAAAAGAAAATTATGATTGACTTAAGTTTAGCCTCTAAATTGAAGGCTCTTTATAAAACAAATTACCCTTTCCCGTACATTGTTATTGATAATTTTTTACCTGAATATCTTCTTAGAAGAACCAAAGAAGAAATTTTAAATCACGATGAATGGTATACGGATACTGTAGAGTTTACGAAAGAATTCGAACACAACAAATTATATTATCCTCAAGAAAAGACGGATATGAATGATTTCAAAGCAAAACTACCAATAACAAGTTTTGTTATGGATTACTTAAACTCTCCTGACTTTATAAAATTTTTGGAGGAGCTAACAGGTCATCCAAAACTTTTCAGAGACCCTACCCTCACAGGTGGTGGTATCCATAGAATCAAAAAAAATGGTAAACTTTCTGTCCATGTTGATTACAATGAACACCCACATTCAGGTAAAAAAAGAATCTTGAATTTATTAATTTATCTGAACGAATATTGGCAAAAGGAGTGGGAAGGAAATCTAGAATTTTGGACGGTCAATCCCCCTCAAAAATTTGTAGAGGTGGAACCTATTTTTAATAGAGCGGTAATATTCGATATCGAAGACGCTCCCCACGGACATCCAATACCTTTGAATACACCTAACCATATTGATAGATATTCTTTGGCACTTTATTACTTTATAGATGAACCACCCAAAGAAGATAAGAAACATACAGTCATTTTTTATAGAGATGATGAAATTGGTGCAGGAACAAACACAAACGATTTATTCAAATAAAACAAAACACAAATTATGAAAGAGCAAGAAAGCACGAAAATGGAGTTTTTATTAACTCTTAACGACAACATCGTTGTTCAAAGATTTTTCAACGTCAGAGGGTATGTACCCAAAGCAAAAAATTCTATGGAGTTACATTATTTCATCAAAGCTTTAAGTGAAGAACTTCACTATTACTTGAAAATGAAAACCGTCATTTACATGATGGACAATCAAGAAGCTATTAATCACGACCCCACGATTATGGAAACTTCATTTACAGAAGGTCCTGAAAACTTCAACATCTACGTTAAAGTTGGGGACCAAATTCTTAACCACAGACAGTTCGATGGCAAACTTTATCCACCGAAAGTGCGTTACACAGTTGATGTAAGACCATTCCTTAAAGAGGTTTTAAGAGAGCTTACAGACATCTTTTCAAGCAGAAAATTAACTTACAAATATTTGGAACTTGACCTCGCTTAACAAATATTTAAAATAATACAAGGGGGTTATAGAGCTAAAATATGAACAAGAATTTCGACTACTTAGGTAATACATTTCAAATTCAATTAATCAATCAGATTGTTGTAGACAAAGATTTTTCCTCATCAATCATTGATGTTTTGGAAAGTTCCTACTTCGATAACAAGTATTTTAAAATCATCATTCAGATGATTAAAGAATACTATGTGAAGTATGAATCAACTCCGAACTTTGAGACTTTGGAACAGATTATTAAATCTGAAGTTTCACAGGAACTTGTTGCTAAAATTGTTTTGGATACTCTAAAACAAATTAAAGAAGCTCCGTTTGAAGGGACACAATTTGTTCAAGAAAAGGCTTTGAAATTCTGTAAACAACAAGAGTTACAGAAAGCTATGAACAAGGCTCAAAAGATTATCACAGAAGGTGATTTTGAGTCGTACGATAAAGTTGAAGGTCTTGTTAGAGAGGCACTTCAAGTCGGTGAAGTTGAAAAAGGGCAATCAGATGTTTTCGCAGATTTGGATACGGTGTTAGAAGAAGACTACAGACATCCGATTCCTATGGGAATTGCGGGTATCGACAAACTTCTCAAAGGTGGATTGGCTAAGGGTGAGATTGGTGTAATCTTAGCACCCACAGGTGTTGGTAAAACAACTGTTCTTACCAAGATAGCTAACACAGCATTTAACATGGGGTATAATGTTCTTCAGATATTTTTCGAAGACAACCCTAAAATCGTACAAAGAAAACACTTCACTATTTGGACAGGTATTGAACCAGATAACTTGGTATTCCATAAGGATAAAGTAATGGAAAAAATTACCGAGATTAAAGAAACGATGCAGAACAGATTGGTTCTCAAGAAACTGGCATCAGATACTATGACCATGAATCAAATCAAAAACCAAGTTAGAAAGATGATTGCTGACGGTACAAAGATTGATATGATTCTTTTGGATTATATTGATTGTGTGTTACCCGAATCAACAGCTAAGGACGAGTGGAAAGCTGAGGGGTCTGTTATGAGAGCATTTGAAGCTATGTGCCATGAATTGGATATTGCTGGTTGGACAGCAACCCAAGGAAATAGAAGTTCAATTTCTTCGGAAGTTGTAACAACGGACCAAATGGGTGGTTCTATCAAGAAAGCTCAAGTGGGTCACGTAATCATAACCGTTGCTAAGACATTACAACAAAAGGAAATGAATCTTGCAACAATTGCAATCACTAAATCCCGTTTAGGAAAAGACGGTGTTGTATTCGAAAACTGTAAGTTCAATAACGAACTTCTGGAAATCGATACAGAATCTTCTGTTACCTTCCTTGGTTTTGAAGAACAACAAGAAGAAAGAAAAAGAGATAGAGTTAAGGAGCTCCTCGACAAGAGAAAACAAAGAGAACAAACTCAAAATTAGACTTAATTAAATATCTACTTTTTCTCAAAAAAACTTATTTTTTTTTAATTAAATTTGTGGTCGCATAACACACGACCGCATATTTATCATAAAAATCGGGGATTTTTTGATAAAAAAGTAGCACACAAAAATTTAAAAAAATGGACATTTCGAACAGGATTTTATCGGACATTACAGTGTATATGAAATACGCTAAGTATATGCCAGAATTGAAGAGAAGAGAAACGTGGCAAGAGTTAGTCACAAGAAACATGGAGATGCATATTAAAATGTATCCTAAATTAGAAAAAGAAATCAGAGAGAATTATCAGTACGTTTACAAAAAGCAAGTATTACCTTCAATGAGGTCAATGCAGTTCGCGGGTAAACCAATTGAAATTTCTCCAAACCGTATCTACAACTGTGCGTTTGCACCAATTGATGATTGGAGAGTGTTCTCAGAAATCATGTTCCTATTATTAGGTGGAACAGGTGTTGGTTACTCGGTTCAGAAACATCACGTAGATGCACTACCTGAAATTAGAAAACCAAATAGAGAAAGAGGTAGAAGATGGTTAGTTGCCGACTCAATTGAAGGTTGGGCTGATGCTGTTAAGGTGTTAGTTAAATCATACTTCTTCGGAGGTTCACACATTGAATTTGATTTCAGCGACATCAGACCAAAGGGTGCAAGATTAATTACATCAGGTGGTAAAGCACCTGGTCCTCAACCACTTAAAGAATGTCTGATTAAAGTTGAAGGGATTTTAGATTCAAAACAAGATGGTGAGAGATTAAGACCAATCGAAGTTCATGATATTGTTTGCCATATTGCAGATGCGGTATTGGCGGGTGGTATCAGAAGAGCTGCACTTATCTCTTTATTCTCTGCAACTGACGAAGAAATGATTGGTTGTAAGAGTGGTCCTTGGTGGGAGACAAACCCACAGAGAGGTAGGGCTAACAACTCTGCAGTTCTTATGAGACACAAAATCACCAAAGAATACTTTATGGACCTTTGGAAAAGAATTGAAGCAAGTGGAGCTGGTGAACCTGGTATCTATTTGAGCAACGACAAAGATTGGGGAACAAACCCATGTTGTGAAATTGCTCTTAGACCATTCCAGTTCTGTAACCTAACTGAGGTTAACGTATCTAACGTTGTATCACAGGAAGATTATGAAGATAGAGTTAGAGCTGCTTCATTCATCGGAACACTACAAGCGGGATATACGAACTTCCACTACCTCAGACCAATATGGCAAAGAACAACAGAAAAAGATGCTCTAATCGGAATTTCAATGACGGGTATCGGTTCAGGTGCAGTATTAGGGTTGAATATGAAATCTGCAGCTAAAGTTGTTAAAGAAGAAAACAAAAGAGTTGCTGAGTTATTAGGAATCAACGCGGCGGCAAGAACTACAACTGTTAAACCAGCAGGTACAACTTCATTAACTTTAGGAACGTCATCAGGTATCCACGCATGGCACAATGATTATTATGTTCGTAGAGTTAGAGTTGGTAAGAACGAAGCAATCTATACTCACTTGAAAGAAAATCATCCTGAGTTAGTTGAAGATGAATATTTCAGACCCCATGATACTGCTGTGATTGGAATACCACAAAAAGCACCCGAAGGTTCAATTTTGAGAAACGAATCTCCAATTCAACTTCTTGAAAGAGTTAAGAAAGTTCAACAAGAGTGGATTAAACCAGGACACAGAACTGGTTCAAACGCACACAACGTTTCTGCTACAATATCAATCAGACCACACGAATGGCCTGCAGTAGGAGAATGGATGTGGGAAAATAAAGAATCATACAACGGACTTTCAGTACTACCTTACGATGGTGGAACTTACATTCAAGCACCATTTGAAGATTGTACAAAAGAAAAGTATGAAGAATTGATGAAGACACTCCACGATGTAGATTTATCAAAAATCGTTGAGATGGATGATGATACAGATTTGAGTGGTGAAGTAGCTTGTGCTGGTGGAGCATGTGAAGTAACATTAGTATAATCTATGAAAAATAACCAAAACGGTGGGGTCAAGACTAAAAAACTTGACCCTACTTATTTTTATGAGGAAAACGGTCGAAAAGTAATGACCGAAGCATATCACATTAATCGTGGGTATTGTTGTGGTAATGGATGTAGACATTGTCCCTATGAACCAAAAGCTCAAAAGGGAAATACTACAATAAAAAAATAATCAAAGTATATTTATCACTATATGGCAGACGGGATTACATATGGTATAAATTTTCCTTTCAGAGATTCTAGAAAGGGTGATTATTTAGCACTCACGGAATTTGAGACACAGGAAATAAAAGCCGACCTTATACATTTGATTCTTACTCGTAAAGGGTCAAGATATTTTTTACCTGAGTTCGGAACAAGAATTTACGAATTTATATTTGAACCATATGATGGTTTAACATTCGATGCGATTGAATCCGATATCAGGGATGCGGTTTCACAATTCATGCCTGAATTATTATTAAACAATATTACTATTGAACCAGCAAACATCGATGATGAGGTTCCACCAACAACAAGTAGGACTGCTGCTGACCCAAGAATGTACGACATTTATAGAGTACCAGGGAAAGGAACTGCAGAATATACTGCTAAGGTGAGAATAGATTACTCAACTGAAAGGAATGCATTTGGACAAAGTGATTTCGTTATTATCAATATTTAAGATAGATGGCAAATAGAAAAATATCATACGCAACAAGAGATTATCAGGCAATAAGAACTGAACTACTAAACTATGTAAGAACTTACTATCCTGAGCTCATTCAAGACTTTAATGATGCATCTGTCTTTTCAGTATTTCTAGATTTGAATGCTGCTGTTGCGGATAACCTCAACTATAATATTGATAGAAGTATTCAAGAAACAGTACTTCAATATGCACAACAAAGGTCTTCAGTATATAACATCGCGAGAACATATGGACTTAAAGTACCTGGTCAAAGACCATCGGTTTCTTTAGTTGATTTTTCTATTACAGTTCCCGCTTTTGGTGATAAAGAAGATGAAAGATATCTTGGTGTATTAACAAGAGGTTCCCAAGTTGTCGGAGCGGGTATTGTTTTCGAAAATATCCAAGACATAGATTTCGCCTCACCATATAACTCTCAAGGATTTCCAAATAGACTAAAAATACCAAACTTCAATGCAAATAACGTATTGATTAATTACACTATAACTAAGAGAGAATTAGTTGTTAATGGTATTACAAAAGTTTTCAAAAGAGTTATCACACCTAATGACGTAAAACCGTTCTTTGAGTTATTCTTACCTGAAAAAAATGTTCTCGGTATAACAAGTGTGTTATTAAAGAATGGTACTGAGTATACAAACGTACCTTCAGTTGCAGAATTTTTAGGTGCACAAAATAGATGGTATGAAGTAGACACATTAGCAGAAGATAGAATATTCGTTGAAGACCCTACAAAGGTATCAGACCAACCAGGAATTAAAGTTGGTAGATATATTCAGACTGCGAACCGTTTCATAAGTGAGTTCACTGCGGAAGGATTCAAAAAAATGACTTTCGGTGGTGGTACAAATACAGCCCAAGATGCTTTAAACGAATTTACAACCCTTGGCGTTACTGCGGACATTCAAAGATATTCCAATAACATCTCGTTAGGTTCAACCCTTTCTCCAAATTCTACTCTATTCATTCAATATAGAGTTGGTGGTGGATTGGCAACAAACTTAGGTACTAATGTTATCAATCAAATTGGAACTGTTTCATTCTATGTTAATGGTCCTTCAGAATCTACAAACTCGTCTGTGGTAAATTCCCTGAGATGTACTAACGTAACTGCAGCTATCGGAGGTGCTGGTGTACCTTCAGTTGAGGAAGTAAGAAATTACGTTGCTTACAATTTCGCAGCACAAAAAAGAGCGGTAACAATTAGAGATTACGAATCACTAATCAGGACAATGCCATCTGAATATGGTGCGCCCGCCAAAGTATCAATCACAGAAAACGATAACAAGATTCTAATCCAATTACTGTCTTACGACACATCTGGGAAGTTAACAAACATGGTTTCGAATACTTTGAGACAAAACGTTGCGACTTATCTATCTAACTACAGAATGATGAATGATTATATATCTATTCTTTCTGCAGAAGTAATTGATTTGAGTTTTGAGTTCTCGATTGTTTTGGATTCAGCACAAAACTCGGGTCAAGTTATATCATCAGTTGTTGATAGAATCGCAGCTTATATGGACCCACAAGTTAGACAACTTGGACAAAACGTTAACTTATCTGAAATTAGTAGTTTGGTTCAAAACGAAAATGGAGTTCTTTCTGTTACAGAGATTAAAGTATTCAATAAAGTTGGTGGTCAATATTCATCAGCTGAGACTTCAATGGAATACTTAGACCCTGAAACAAAACAAATTTTACCTGTAGATAATACAATTTTTGCACAACCTTCTCAAGTATACCAAATAAGATAC